TCTATTATAATTATATCACATACGAAGGCAGCCGTAAACTACCTTCGTAGGAATAGAGCATAACTTATAGTTTGGATAAACTTCTCATTATTACCTAGTTACATTTGGAAAAGCCGCGGCGTTGTAAAGCATTATTCAACCTCCTGTAGTACCTCATACTTGTATCTTATATAGTGCTTATTGAATGCCTTTGTAGGTATTCTGAGTATTTTCCCAGCATCTACAAGGTCTAATATTACATACCGTACCCTGTTAGGATTCATGCCCACCTTCCTTGCTATTTCTGAGACTGATATAGTTTTACCCTCAAGATCTTTTAAAGCACTTAATACTTTAGTATGTTCTTCAGCTGTTGTTTTAATTATAATATGTGCCAATATTGACACCTCCTTTCGTGTCAAATAAGATTTAACTTTTTACTGATTTCGTCAATCTTTTTGAGTGCCAAATTTAAGTGCTCTATTTTTTCTTTGCATCTACTCTCGTTGTTACCGCTCAAGAAATTGCTATCATAATACTCAAGAATTTCTATGCCATATACTATAGCAACATAGGTTTTTAGAAAACTTATATCACACTCTAATTCACTCATTTTGTTTACATCTCCTTCCTTGTAATTATAACACACGTTGCTGGTCCGTAGTGTACTCCCTTGATATTTGTATTAAAGTCATACTACGGACATGTTCTGTGTATTATATACGTTCTACATGTATGCTGGCGGCTATTAATAATTGTGTACCAAAATCTTCTTTCCAATCTTCAAAATAATACACTTTTGAAAATCCACCTGGTGCATTTATTATTGCTGTGGCACATTGCTTACAAGGCGCTAACGTTATAAACATAATTTTACCTGGTTCGGTATTAGTGCACTTTATAAGAGCGTTTATTTCAGCGTGTATACAGCCGTACTTTCCATCTAACACACACATGCAATCTACTAAGCCTTTAGGCCCACCGTTTACACCTATACTATATACCTGTGACATACTGCTGTCAGTTATTATAGCTGCAACCTTACGCTCTGTACATTTAGATAATGTTGCTAAGTTAGCTGTGAAATCTTTGAATACTTTACGTCTTGCCATGTTCATTAACTTATCCTCCTTGCAAATACATGGAACACCCATAAGCTGTTATATAGGCTTACTGTGCCTATAAATTGTGCACCTACTACATCATCGGCAGGATACCCTGTGCCCTGTATAATAATTGAGTAAGTACATGTAGTTAGTTCTTCACCTGTCAGTGCGTACAGTACTATACTATCTCTCTGATTTTCTACAGATAATATTTTACTATTCTCTGGCAGAGTTAATTCCTGGTGGTCAATAATATCTAGAGTGTACTTAAGAATACGTTTCATTTGATCGCCTCCTCAAGAATTGGTTGTAGGTACTCTACAATTGGGTCTATAATACTTGATTCATACCTAATGAATGGGTTATGCTGGAATTTAATTGCTGTGGCGCATTTGTCACATAATGGTATAATATTCCATGCCGCATACCTTCCGCCGAATTTGAATGGTATAAACATGCCTCTTGCATCTATAGAACTAGACTTACAGGTCGCACATGAACCAAAGTGCATGCATGCTCTTATCCATTCATCTTCTGTTAGTGTCTTGATTGGCTTACGTACTTTACTAATCATTTCAAGCCATGCATTAAATTTATCCTCGTTCTTCTTACGTACTCTAGCGCGGTGGCGCTGTAACTTTGCTAAGGCTTGCTCTGGTGTTGTACTAGCCATAACCTTTTTGCTCTTACATTTCTTGCATATATTTTCACCTTTTGCAACCTCTGCAAATTGCCCACATAGCTTGCATATTCTTTTCTTAAATACGGTGCCACAGAAGCGGCACCGTTTATCAGGATGCGTTATAGGATATACCCAACCGCACCCATCACATGTCTTAGTGTCTACCATTTAGCACCAGTGTCATATCGTATTACTGGTAAGCCACATTTGGTTGCCATTACGTGGGCATAGGACCTGGATACTTCATCCAGCTTATCTTTTGACAACACAAATGTTTCGCCGCGTTGCTTACAGCGCGCCCATAAAGTATTGAGCGGCGCTGTGCAGTAAAGTACAAATCCTCCACCGCGTGTCTTTACTAGAGCTTCTAGCATCTTAACATGCATTGGGTCCATCTCTAGTCTACCTCTGAAGATTGGTCCGTACACAACATCGGAATACCAGCTTCTATCAAATATATGTACTTTAGCTGGGTCTGCTAGACTTACAGCTTCTGCGTATACCTTCCAGTAATTGTCAGCCTCTTCTTCAGTCTTAGGATTGCTAAAGTGTCTGTATAAACTTCTTGGATGACTTTCCATTAGCTGTTTGATAATTGTGGTTTTGCCGGCACCATCTGGGCCTTCAACTATTATAATCATTCGTCTACCTCCCTTATATATTTGAATCTATCATTTAGTATCAAGGTAGGTTCTGCTAGATGACTGTATGGTTTACCACAGCACATTTTACCCTCTGGACAGGTACCTGCAGTGCAGAATGGGCCACAGTCATGGTACATATTACTTAGCCTCCATAGTTGTTCCCATATTAACAACATAACATACTGGGTCTCCAGCGTATTTCTGTTACAAGTCCGTTGACGTATCATATGCTTTAATTGGTATGGCGTGGCCGAAATCAATAGCACATTACGCATGCCTTGTGGCATCTTATAGCCTGCTGCATCCCTACCAACTAAATCTACAAGACTTTCATATTCATATAAGTCTCTTAAGCAACCATCTAGGTATAAGTCTGTAACATGCTTACCTGGGTTTTCATTATCATATTTAATTATCTCATATGGTACAACGAACTGTGCCTTACCAGAATAATCAGAATACTGTAATGAGCCAGACATAAACTTGACTTCATTTTGATGTCTGGTTATTTGTGCTAAGAAGCGACGCGACGCCCCAACTACAGCAACATTTATAACGCCGAATTTCTGGATGGTTGGGTGAGGTAACGACACCATAGAATCTACAAGTTCATTAGAATATGGTTTAGCTAGTAGTTCCTGAAAGTCATCCATATTACGGATGTTATGTCCGCGTTGTGTTAGGCGAGCCATTGCAACCATCATATTTTCTGCCTCACTTACTGCTTTTGGATTTAGTATCTTAACTTCTATTCTATTCATCAGCCTCACGCAACCTTTCTAATATGTTTACGTTACCTAGTATAGCTTCTATTTCTTGCTGCTCTGACGGCGAGCATTGCTCTACGCACTTAACAAATTCCTTAGCAACTAACTTAAAAGCTATGCCTAGCGTTAATGCGTCAGTGTTATAGAATATTGATGTGTCGCCGTCTTTCTTTGACAATATTGCTACGAAGTCACCTGACTCATACAGGGCACCGTCCATACGGACGGTGCAGGTATCTGGTAAATTAACAACTTTATTAGTCATGATTATCCCTCCTATTTTATACCAGTGCTGCCAGCCCAACCGGCACCTCTGGTTTCGTCTATGTTTGGTACAGGGTTGATATAAGCAATTGGGTGGCACACTAGTTGACCAAATCTAGTACCGCGCTCATACTCTACTGTTAAGTCACTATGATTAATAACAATAATATGAATCTCACCAGCGTAGCCTGGGTCAATAGGTGGGTGCTGCGCCGCTAAACTTATACCGTTAGGGTATACATCCTTCACAGTTAAAAACGTATTGTGTACTTTCATATCCAGTGTTTTTTGGCCAGATACCATACTAGTTCTTGGGTACACTGATACATTATAACCTACAGGTACTTTAAGACCAAAGCCTAACCCTATCACGTTAGGTCCTGGTAAAAGTATACCAGCCTCCGGCGCAGCTACGTCTAGGCCAACATCAATGTCGTGCGCTCTCTTTGGCGTAATGTAGTTATCCTTGAATATGATTAATTCAACGTTCATTATAAACCTCCTTTTACATGCATAGCTCTATACTCAATGCGCTTTAGAACCTTCTTGTATATTTCAGGGAACTGTGTTCTTAGCTTTTCTGTGTCTACCCTATTCTGTGCCATAGGTGACCATTTGATTATATAATCTTTGGTGTAAGCTATCTCTTTATCTTTAAGTCTATCTTTAATGCGGTTCTGTGCTTCTTCCATTGTCTTTGTCAGTTCTTTAATCTTTGCCTTACAATCAAAGATAGTAGCCGCTAAATCATTTGATATGTCGTCATCAAGTACAATTTCTGAGTTCTTAACTACTGAGCTATAAATACCGTTTGCAAATTCTGTATCAGTAGATTGCATCTCAGGTTCTTTGAGGGCCAATACATTATCATACCAAAAGCTTTTAGCCGCTGGGATGATTGTATCGTTAAGCAGCTCATCATTCCTAAACACATCGTAGTAGTAAAACTTGTTGCCGCCCACAAGGCAGGCAAATGCGCCTTGCTTAAGGTCGAGAATCCACATGTACCAGTTCAACTGGTAGATGTAGGACGTTAGCAGGTCACCATTGGCCCATTCTTCATTGTTGTACTCGCTTGTAGTTTTGCACTCGAGAATACCAATTGGTTTTCCTTCGTCATCTACAATAAGTCTGTCAACGTTGGCGATAGCCCATTCAAAATCTTTGTGCTGCAGCGTAGCGTTGATGCTTACCAGTTTTGCACCTGTACGTCTTGCATATTCTTCTGCAACAATTGGTTCAAGCAGGTGACCAAAGTACATACGCTCTTGCGCAGCCTCACCTAGTTTCAAGGCGTCTTGGAATTGCCCAGTTTTGTTTAAGTAAATCTGTCTAGCAGATGTGAACGGGCTTACTCCACAGATTGCTCCAATATCGGAACCGCCTATGCCGCGTGTCCTGGCTTTTAACCAAGCTTCTTCATCGTCGCTTTGTGCGACGGTACTGTAAACCTTACAGTTAGTTAGATACCTCAACGCATCCATTTACTCATACCCCATTTCTTTTATGATTTTAATTAGTACATCACCGTGGCAAAGCTTTGGTGGGCACCAACATCCCAGCGTCTTACAACGTAACTCTTGAAGAGCACGCATCAATACAATGCTGGTTCTAACATGCTATTCATAATTTGCAATAACCTCTGCTCGTGTTCCATCAGGTCCTATTTTATATGGGTTACCACACTTGGAAGGCCTTACGATATACACATCATAGGCCTCTTTCTTACAGTGAACAATTCGTGCCATTACACTATCATTAAATTTATCATTTGTATCTCAGAGTTAGTCTTAAGTTTCATGTCGTCATCGTACGCTCCTAAGATATAATCAATCTTCTGTTCAATGTTAGTATTGTTAACAGCCAATTCTATAGCACCTGTAGGTAGCTTAACTGCCGTAACAATATACGTTGGCTTGAAAGGTTCCCTAGTTGGTATTTCACCTGCATCAACACTAGCTTGCTCATCTTCTGATATTTCATGCATAGCTTTCTTAATCATGTTAAGATAATAACGCAATTCATTTTCCATAACTTCTCCTCCTTAATATTCTGATGGTGCGTAGTAGTTTTTACGCGCCGCTTCTATTTCTTCTCTGGTTATAGGAACTGTTGTAAGATTCTCAAACAACTGGGTACCAAGCGGTAATCTACGATAGTCACCTTTGAATTTATCTACAAGGTGCTGTGTGGTTAAGAACTTGAGTAGTAGCTTAAGGTCATCCTTTGCTAGTCCCGTGTAGTCTTCAAGTGTAGCACGACTAAAGTAAGGCAACTGATACAATATTTTAGCCATCTCATTAGCGTCTACTAATGGTAATGTAAGGAACATAGCTCTAAGTTTAGCAATGTTAGATTCTGATGTATCTGATGTTATACGGTCTTGTTCACTTAGCTTATCATACCCAAAGCTCTTTGCTTTATATATATCATTCATAAAATCTACAACGAAGTCCACATGCTCAGGCTTGACTATAACGTTTTCAAATGTCTCGTCAGTAGAACATACGCAACATGCTGCCGCAACAGCTAATCTTGCTATCTTAAGTCTCTGGTCTGCAGCCTCAACTATAGGCACCTTCGATGTGTAAAATGCACCCATCTCTGTGGCCTTGTCAAGGATGCGTTGTGTTGCTTCATCTGTGATTTTGATATTGTCTGGCTTGCGGCTCCATGCCCACAGCACCCTCGCATTGCAAGCATCCGACGTATATACATGTGGTACTGGTGGCATGTCTTTGAGTGACTTGTTGACAAGTGTTGGGTCAACGTCCCCTGAGGCAACTGAGATAGCGATGTCCAAGCGTCTAACGTCTTCTGCTTTACCCATGAGCTTAAGGATTGCATTAACTCCATAAGTCTCTGAATTAAGCTGTTTACCGTTTCTAGGATTTGAGATATAAATTGCTCTAGTCCTACTAGTAGTTTCTGCAGTGATGACCCCCGTTGCTTTTGCAATTCCGCTTGACCTAACGTCTGATAGTATTGCAAGTTCGTCTTCACTAAGTCCTGAGAGTTCGTCAATAGTTATCAATCCTCCATCATTTAGTGGGAATGCGCCCCAAACCAAGAACCACCTTTTATTGTTCTGTTGCATATTGTATACTAGTCCAGTTCTTCTAGACGATTCACCTGAGTGTAATTCACCTAGTCTATAGTGCTGCATCATACGCTCTACGATGGTAGTTTTTGCTTGGCCTGAGTCACCAATTATTAGTAGCTCCCCCCAGCCACGTTTTACAAACTGATCTTGAAAATAAAAGTTAAGCACTGTGTGATATATTAAATCAACAGCAAATGCCACATTACTTCGTTCCCAGATATATGTTACGTTTCTCTCAAGGTCTGTATGTATCTCTTTGAATTTATCATGCACTGTCTGACCATCAGTTAATTGGAACAATTTAAGGTACTCTATAACTTCATCGCTGAGTTCGAAATCGCTTATCAAGTCTTTCTCTGGGTACACCTTATCAAATATATATGTTGCATATTGCGATGATGGGTCTGGATACATGTAGCCCGCCATTGTATACCGCTTATTTGTTTTTAAGTCATTTCCTATGCAGTACCCTGTACGAACTACGTATTCATGCTCTTTAGAGAACCCAAAGTTAGCTTCTGCCTTAGGAATCAATCTGATTTCTTCAATATTCATGTACTCTTCAACGTCTACCCTGCAGCGATCACATCTTGCATTTATACCAAGCATCTCATATATAACTGCTTGCTGCTGCTTATCTGTGCATTTTATTAGTTTCATCAATTCTTTATTGGATGGCTCAACCGTAAAGTTTAACTCACCCGCATGTAATGATAGATTGCATTTTGCACACTTCTTATTGTCACCATCTGCAGCATCACCACAGAATGCTTTTATGCGTTTAGGGCATAGATATGGTGTGTTATCCTTACCGCTAACCATTACTGGTACTCTGATTCTTTTTCCATATAGTGTAGCTTCTGAACTCTCAGATAAATGTACCTCTATAGCTTCACCCTCATCAGCAACCCTGTCCTCTTTAAGCGACGGGTCGATGTATTTAGTTGCATTATCTAGAAGTATCTGAAAGTCTTTTGCCGTCTGATTGCATTTTACAAAGAAATCAGTTATATCGCCTTTAACAGGAAAGTCACTGGGCCAATTAACTACAAAAACGTCTACAACTCTGTAGAGCTTCTCGCATAGCTTTTTGGTAGCGTTCCTACCTGCCTCATCATTATCTTGAACAAGATATACACGTTTCTTATTCCTAAATAGCCTAGTCCAATCAGCTTTCCATGTACCAGCACCACTAGTGGCGCAGGCAGCAGGAAATCCATTCTGCTCAGCGATGATGCGGTCCATCTCACCTTCACACCATACTATATAGTCAATTGAATCATCTAACACACGATCTATGCCAAAGATACGCACTTCACCATAAGAATTCCCATATTCATCTATATAGTTAAGTACTTTCCATTGGTCATCCGTTGAGTTCCACTTGTAACGCCTAAAGTTTACCAATACATTGAACTCATCATATATTGGTATAGTAATCCTGTCACCGTCCCATCCTAACTTGAACTTTCTTAAAGTGTCATCTACCAAGCCTCTGCGCTCCCTCAATACGTCGCGGATAGGTCCTGTCAGGCTCATCAGTGCTTTATGATAGTGCTGAGCTAGTCCTGGTTCAATATCTGGTCGTGTAGGTCTAGTACCATCAGGTCTAGGAATTTTAAGGCTATCGCCAAGTTTAAACCACGCCTCTTCACTAGACAAACCTTCTATTGCACGAAGCATTGTGTGGATATTGCCCTTGGAATGGCAACTGTTGCAGTAGTACACACCTTTTGACAAGTTAACTGTAAGAGATGGATTGTTGTCTGTTTTGGATTCGTGTAGGTCTTTGAAGGGACATTCTGCTTTACATTCTTGACCTCTGCGTTGTACATTGTTTAATATGCTCAGGAAAAATGCTTCATTATCAACCTCGGCTAGAATCCTGTTCGTATAGTCACTCCATCTAATGTTGCACACCCCCTCACAAAAGATTAGGGGCGCAGATGCGCCCATTTGCAGAACTGATTAAAATTCTGTTGCTTCTATGCTTGGAGCGGCGGCATTAGCTGAAGTGTTATCTTCCATATCGTACTCAAGATTCTGAATTGAATTACGATACATCTTATATAGCGATAGTCCAAATTCTCTGTCAGATTCTTCAGTGGCACCTGCTGGAGTAGGAACACATATGAACCATTCATTTCCGCCCTTAGCTTGAAGCTTTTCATTCAATGTATAACCATAGTTCCACATGTTTTGCATTGTTACTTTAGCTAAGCTATAAAGCTTCTTGCCTTCATTGTAGCTTGTTTTTGCAAAACTTAATATGATAGGCATGCGCTCGCCAGCAAAGAATCCGAAGAAGTTAATGTATTTCGTGCATGTAGGAAGCGATTCCTTGCCCTGCTTAGTGTTATCAAATTCACAACGCTTACAGGATGCACATAATAAAGTTGTTCCATCGGACATTGTGCCAAGCTTACCGTCTCTAGCGATACAACGAATACCACCTCCCTCTGACCGATCTCTCCACCAGATGTTGTTGTTGAACTTAAATACAGGAATGAACACTTTACCATTGAGTTTTTCTTTAGTGAGTGAATTGATAATGTCGCCCTCATTAGCGATTTTGTCCTTGCGTTCAGGGCTTAGTGTTTGGATCACTTTGACGCGTGGGATAATCATATCATTGGCATCGTCATCCTCAAAGCCAAGTGGCATCCCAGTCTGATTTGCTAATTCGGTAGTTTCTTCTTTGACTACCAAGTCTTTAGTCTTGTCTTTCATACTTAAAAAGACCTCCTTACTTGTATTTATA